CCGCCTGTTTTTTAGGTGCTGTTAGCGTGTCGTTTGATTCGTTAATTGAAAATCTAAAAGAGTTTGGATATTCTGTATCTATTAGAAATAGCGGTAGTAAAAAGGTAATAATGTGGTCAACAAAAACCCATTGGGCTTCTGCTTCCTTTATTGCAAATTCAGAGAGTGATTTAAATCGTGTTTGTCAAAGATTAAAAGAAACTATCTACAATGTGTCTTTCTCAAATGCACGCTAACGTAATTGTATAAAAAATCGTTTTAATGTTTTTTATACGGTGTTACCTACTGTATTGGCGTGAATTAAGAACTAAAGTAAATTAGAATGACAGAAGTAAAAAAAAATAAAAAGGGCGTGGCTTTGCAAAAGCCAAATAACACGCAGCACAAATTTCCGTATGAGTGGACTTTAAAAGATGCTAACTTTACAAAAGACAAAGGAACTGTTTTTAGTTGTTTTGCTTGTGGTGGTGGCTCTACTATGGGTTATAAACTTGCAGGATTTGATGTATTAGGATGCAATGAAATAGACCCTAAAATGATTGAAGCATACGAAGCTAACCACAACCCAAAGTATGCCTATTTAGAGCCTATACAAACTTTTAAACTTAGAAAAGATTTACCAGAAGAACTTTATAACCTTGATATTTTGGATGGTTCTCCACCTTGTAGTAGTTTTTCAATGGCTGGAAATAGAGAAAAAGATTGGGGAAAAGAAAAGAAATTTAGAGAAGGACAAGCTGAACAAGTTTTAGATAATCTATTTTTTGACTTTATAGATTTAGCAAAAGAATTACAACCTAAAGTAGTAGTTGCTGAAAATGTAAAAGGTTTATTACAAGGTGATGCAAAGGAATATGTAAGAAATATTTATAGAGAATTTGATGAAGCTGGTTATTATTGCCAACATTGGCTTTTAGATGCTTCAAAAATGGGTGTGCCACAAAGACGTGAACGAGTGTTTTTTATTTGTTTGCGTAAGGATTTGGCAAAGCCTTTTTTGAAAGCTGTTGATTTGTTTACTCTTTTACCTAAATTAGAATTGATTTTTAATGAAGTTGAAATACCATATAAACATATAAGACAAGAAAAGGGTAATGAAAATGCAATAGGTTTAAGCCCTAAAATAAAAGAGTATTGGTTACTTTGTGAAGCTGGAAACAGTTTTAGTAGTGTGCATCCAAAAGGTAGTTATTTTAATGAGATTAAAACACACCCTGAAAAAGTATTACCAACAATTAGAGCAAATGGATTACCTTATGATTATGAAGTACAAAGAACTTTGTTTGATGATGAATGTAAAAAGGCTGGAAGTTATCCTTTAGATTATGACTTTGTAAGCAATAAACCAGTTTACTTAATTGGAATGAGCGTACCACCTGTAATGACAGCACAAATAGCAACAAAGATTTATGAGCAATGGTTATCTAAATTGCTGACGTAGGAAGCAAAACGCCCTTTTTATTTTTTTTGGGTTTAGCAATGAACTTTATTAAAAGGTAGAAAGTAAGCCAATATTGTAGGTAACGCCCGTGTATAGTGCGTTTCAATGCGCTATACACACCGTTAGCGTGGGAATTTTAATCATTAATCACAAAAACAAGCAAAATGAAAGACAAAACATTTGAATTAGCCGAACGGCTTGCAGATGAAGCGTTTGGAAGTAAGGGAGTTATTGAATACAGTAGCCGTCAGGAGCTGACCGTCAAGTTTTATGAGATGTTGAAAGAGCCATCAATTGAACTTTATAGCAAGGCCGTAATTTGCGCGGAACGCTACAAGCATGCCGCAAAAGCGGAAGAGGATTTGACAGCCGCATTTGAAGCGCTGGTTAAAAATCATAACGAAATTAAAGAATGGGAAAGGACTATTAAATGATGACATTAATATATATAATTATATTCGTCGTTGTCGCGTTAGGATTGAGTTGGCTCACTGAACGGCGTAAATAATTAAAAACAGATACCTATCACCTTATTGTGATGGGATATTCTTTATTTTGAGGTGTAAAAAGAAAAGATCAAAATAAAATTCATGAAAAACAGTTATATCTTTATAAAGAAGGATTAAAAATATTAAACTCGGCAGGAACTGTCGAAAACACGGGTGGAGAGGAAATTAGACGTTAGTAATAACGCACACTCTATGAAACCCGAAGCCCATTTGTCTTTAGCAAATGGGTGGTTCACAAAAGAAAGGGTATAACACGATGAAACGTACAAAATTAAATGGAAATAGTAAGCCGAAAGAAATCAAACGCCGTAAGAAACCTGGTAGAACCGGAGTATATAACGACACTTACCCAATGCGTGCATTCAAGTTATGCTTATTAGGCCTAACTAATGCTGATTTGGCCATAGCGTTTGGTGTTAGCGTTGCGGGCATAGAAACATGGTTGCGAACTAAACCAGAATTCAAACGGTGGGTACAGAAAGGTAAATCAGAGGCAGATAGTGAAGTCGCCCACAGTTTATATCAGCGGGCAGTAGGGTATGAACATGAAGATATAGATATAAGGGCGGTCAACGGAGAAATAGTAAAGACAAAGTTCACAAAGAAATATCCACCAGAAACTAACGCCGCCATATTCTGGTTAAAGAATAGAACGAAACGAAACGTATATTCATGGGCGGATGTTAATCGGATAGAACATACCGGAGAAGTTCACCTACAACAGGCTGAGAATATAGATTTAAAAGAATTCACAACGGATGAATTAAAGATGATAAGAGATTGTGGATTAAAAGTACAATCAATGACGCATAATGGACAAGACCCAAGCGATAATTAAACAGGGACAAAACCTAACAACCTTACAGAAAAAGCGGATAATGTTAGGTAATGTATATATGGCTCAGAGGGAACTAAATAATCGTTCCCTTTTTGAGTTTATACAATGTTTCTGGAGTGAAATATCATCAGAAGAGTTTGTACCCAACTGGCATATAGCATACATATGTAAGGAATTGGAAGCAATCGCGGAAAGAGTAGCAAGGCGTGTGCCGAAGAAAGAAGATGTCATAATTAACATACCACCTGGAACAACCAAAACAATTATAGTAAGTATAATGTTTCCGGTATGGTGTTGGACGAAATGGTATTGGATGAGGTTTATATGTTTATCATATAGTGCCGCGTTAAGTTTAGAGTCAGCGGAGTTCAGCAGGGATATAATTAGGAGCGATAAATTCAAAGCGATATATCCGGATGTTGTCATAAAACAGGATAAGGATAACAAGGGAAATTATAAGGTTATGCTCCGAACAACGGAGCGCGGCGTGGGGTTTACCCCTGTTTTGAAACCCGGCGGGAATCGATATAGCACCTCCGTGGGCGGCACGTTAACAGGCTTTCACGGACATATACTTATATGGGATGATCCGGTAAATCCGCAACAGGCGGTCAGCCCGGTGGAGATGGATAATACTAATCGCTGGATGGATCAAACATTATCTACCAGAAAAGTGGACAAAGAAGTCAGTGTAACAATAGGTATAATGCAGCGACTTCATCAGAATGATCCAACAGGGCATATATTGGGAAAGAAAAAAGGCAATGTTAAACATATATGTCTTCCGGCTGAATTAGAGGATTATGGGCATACCTTAAAACCAAAGGAACTGGCTGCTCATTATACGGATGGGTTGTTAGACCCTATACGGATGCCGCGATATGTATTGAAGGATTTGGAAGCTGATTTAGGTCAATATGGATACGCCGGACAAATGGGGCAGGACCCGACACCCCCAACTGGGGGTATGTTTATAATAGGGATGTTTAATTATACGGAGACCATGCCCCCCGCTCACCATATAATAGAGAGCGTGAGATACTGGGATAAGGCAGGAACTAAGGAAGTTTTAGAAATGGGTAAACCTAAACAAGGCCAGGGCGCCCGGACTGCTGGGGTAAAGATGCACTTATTGGAAAATGGGAAATGGCTTATAAGTGATGTGGTGAAAGGCCGTTGGGCAGCGGTGGAGCGTGAAAAGAAAATAAGAGCAGTGGCAGAAGCTGATGGAGTGAAGGTGACGATATACCATGAACAGGAACCCGGCAGCGGCGGGAAAGAATCAGCAGAAGCCACCAATACTAATCTTGATGGTTTTAAGGTATATGCGGAACGACCGGTTGGGGATAAGATATATCGTGCCGATCCATATAGTGTTCAGGTAAATAATGGAAACGTTATATTACTCAAAGGGGAGTGGAATAAGGAATTTGTAGAAGAGCATAGGTTTTTCCCGTTTAGCAGATTAAAGGATCAGGTAGATGCCGCAGGCGCCGCTTATAGCAAGTTAAGCAGGTTAAAGAGGGCAGGCCCGATTGGAGGGTCAAAGAAATAAACTTTGTATAAAAAATAAAGGACATGGAACAAGAAATTGTAAATAAAATACAGGTATTGACTGACCTCGTTGCGCGTGCAAGGTTATCCGGGGTATTAGGTGCTCAATATGGCGGGGATCGAGAGTTGTATAAGGCGTTAGGGTATAAGGAAGAACTTACTTATTCTGATTACTGGCAGCAATATTCGCGGCAGGATATAGCAGCAGCGATAATAGATAAACCAATTGATGCTACATGGCGGGGGTCTATATCAATAGAGGAAAATACGGAAGCAGAAATCACGCCTTTAGAAAAGGCATGGGATGATATATGCGATGACTTGCAAATAAAGACCAAACTTATATCGTTGGACAAATTGACATGTATAGGTCGTTATGGGGTACTATTTATGGGATTGTCGGATACAGTAACTAAGGAACAGTTATTGCTCCCGCCCAAATCGGGGGTTAAATTGAATTATATAAAGGTATTCAGTGAGAGTCAGGCAGAGATATACAAGTTGGAAACCGATCCTTTCAATCCGCGTTATGGACAACCGGTGATATACGTATTGAAATTTCAGGAGGATGGAAATGGAACTGTTAATGAGTTTAGAGTTCACCACACGAGAGTAATCCATATTGTCCGGTCATCATTGAATAATGATATATACGGAACTCCCGTTCTGCAAAAGGTATTTAATAGGTTAGTGGATTTGGAGAAACTAACGGGAGGATCAGCGGAAATGTTCTGGCGCGGGGCTCGTCCGGGGTATGCGGGTAAACTTGACGAGGGCTTTTCCTTATCTCCAAACGACGAAGATGCGTTATTGAAACAATTAGATGAATATGAACATAATTTAAGGCGTATATTTATTAATCGAGGGATAAGCATGGAGAGTATGTCGCCACAGGTGAGCGATCCATCAAGTCATGTAGATATACAGATTCAAATGATTAGCGCCCAAACGGGAATTCCGAAACGTATATTAACAGGAAGTGAGCGCGGAGAGTTATCCAGTAGCCAGGACACGGATCAATGGAAGGAGACCATACAATCACGGAGAGAAGAATACGCCGAACAAGTAGTGTTGCGGCCGTTTATAGATAAGTTAATTGAATACGGGGTACTGCCCGCTCCAAAGGAGAAAAAACAATATGGTATTCGATGGGTTGACTTATATGCTATCGGAGATAAGGAGAGGGCAGAGATTGGGAAAATACGTTCGGAGGCATTAAGACAATATGCCAGTCAGCCAGGGGCGGAGTTTATAGTGCCGCCGGATGCGTTTCTGGAATATTTCCTGGGATTAAGCGGGGATGAAATTGCGCTTATAAATACGATGAAAGATGATATGATGATAGAAGAAGGGGTGGATATAGGAGATGATGAGGATGAGGGTATAGCCTCACCCACTCCTGAAACTGGTATTATAGAGGAATAAGGTATGATAGCGGTAAAACATATATGTAATCATAGTTTGGGCGTTTATGCTGCCGGGGATAAATATGACCCGACACGCACCATAACCTTGCGAAAGGCATTTGTGACAGATATAAGCAAGCGATTTAGGGCGCTAAGGGGCGAAATACGACGTGTACTGGTAGATAAAGATTTATTGGGGTTAGGGGATGGTAAAGAGTTAACTGGCTTTAAAACGCATGCTTTTGGCTTTGAAACAAGCGCCGATAAGGTAAATAAGTTCATGCTATGGCTGCAAGGACAGGTTGATGATAAGTTACTACAAGTGCGCCAAATGCCCCAGTTTGGAAAAGGGTCACAAAAGCCGTGGACGGATTTATATATACAAGATTCATACGCCAGAGGTGTTCAGCGGGCACGGTACGAAATGGGAAACATAGGTATGGCCATTCCCAGTATAGATAAAACAGGCGGGATTCATACCAGCATGGGAACACCTTTCCACATGGAGCGTGTGGCGCTATTATACACCCGGACTTATACCGAGTTGAAGAATATAACAAACGAAATGAGTAATCAATTATCCAAAGTATTATCGCAGGGGATGATTGACGGGGATGGTC